TTGAATATATATCAGCGCGTAAATAAGATTATGGAAGAGTGCGACTATATTAGGAAAGGATCGGCAGGACAAGGTAAGGGTGTAAAGTATGATGATGTAATCGCTATGCTTCGATCACTTTTGATAAAGCATGGCGTAGTAATGGTGACTCATCAAGTGGGCATGGAGTGCCTTGGCAATGTGGGCGACACAAAACAAAAGATTTACCAAGGAAACTACTTATTACGGCTTGTGAATATGGATAAGCCAGAAGACTTTGTTGAGCACACTTGCGTAGGTCAAGGTATGGATGCAGGCGACAAGGGGCCGGGCAAAGCTCATACTTACGCAATGAAGGTTATGTTAGTTAAGGGCTTCGGTATTGAAACGGGCGACGACGAAGAAAGCAGATCAGAAAAGCTAGAAAAATTAAATGTTATTAGCCAAGACCAATACAACCAATTAGCTCAATATTGCGTGAGCGGCTCAGAATGGACTAAAACAGGTCAAGCAATGATGTCAGCATATAAAGTAGGCAGTATTGCAGACTTGCCAGCGTCTAAGTTTAACGAAGCAATCGAGAGAGCCAAAAAACATGCAAATAATAAATAATATTGATCAGGGTTCTAGCGAATGGCTTGATCTTAGATTAGGCTTTATTACTGCCTCAAAATTTAAAGACGTGATAGCAGGTGGTGCGGGTAAAACTCGCAAATCTTACATGCTTCAAATAGCCGCAGAAATCGTCACAGGCGAACGCTTGCCGACCTTTAGTAATTCAGCAATGGAGTGGGGTACAGCTACTGAGCCGCAAGCTAGGTCTATGTACGAGCTAGAAAACTGCGTTACAGTAGAAGAGATAGCTTTTGCATATTTTGACGATAAAAAAATAGGCTGTTCACCAGATGGTTTAATTGGCAACGATGGGCTAGTTGAGTTTAAGTGCCCGAATACTACAACCCAGATTGAAACATTCCTATCTGGTAAAATGCCAACAGGCCACAAGCCGCAAGTGCAGGGTCAGCTATGGGTAATGGAAAGAGAGTGGTGCGATTTTGTATCATTTGACCCTCGAATAAATGGATCGTCTAGCTATTTCTGTCAGCGCATATATCGAGACGAGGAATACATAAAAGAACTATATTCTAAGTGCGACCTGTTTTTGCACGAACTTAGAGAATTAGTGGAAAAATTAAAATAACCAAAAAGGCGACTACGGCCTGTGGACACACTGCGCCTCGGATTCGAGGCGGGCTGATTGGCTTAACGGTAGACCTCATTAAAACCTTGACCGCGCATACTGCATTGGAGAATGGCGGCGCTTAGGCAAGCAGCCTCTCTATATTATAGCTGACCTCGCCGAAGCCCTAGAAGATAAAACCTCATCCGGGACAGGTACGCCCGTTTCATTCATGCGTATAACGTACCAATCAGTTTGGGCTAAGTATGCCAAGTTGACTGCGTTAATATCGTCTTGCGTTGGATCAGCAGGTACGGGATCAACAAAAACGCCATCGACAAGTATTTGTCCGCACACTGCATCACCTTCAATAAAGCCATCTTGATAGTTTGGCTGTTTTTGGATGACCACATTGTTTTCATCTAATAATAAAAATGGCATATGTTTTTATCCTATTTTCTCAATTGATATTTGCGTGTATATTTCATCTACCCCAAAGCTTGATTGCAGACCAAAACCGCTATTGGCAACCGTGCTTTGTGAATAATGAAAAACCTTAAAGTTTTTTTCAGATAAGATAGAAAAAACACAATCAAGAAATGATCTTGTAGTAGACCCGACTGACGATTCGGATGTGCCGATATAGTCAATAGTATCGTCTATATTTGTCAGCTTTACCTTATGCCTGTTCGCACCGTTTATGGGAGCACTTAGAGAGACTTGATATTTTCCTAATGGAAGCGTAATCACATCATTCAGCAAAGACGCGCCTACAATATTGTTGTAGATAACAAAATTAAGGTCTCTTGTTCTCCATCCCGTGCCGGTAATTGTTCCTCCGGCTGTACCGCTTGCCTTTTGATCCACCACTATCATTTTCTGGTTATGCACATAATTCAATCTAGTAACGCTAGCGCTAGATGACGTTAATCTTCTAAATCGAAAAGTGGCAGCTCCATTTACAATCATGCTGCCAACAAGAGTTACACCCGCTCCTTCAACAAGGGTCGCATCGAAAACTCCTGAGTTAATTATAGTAAACTCAAAATTGCTATTATCTACACTGCCTGTCAATTCAGCTATGATATTAGCTGCAGTATCGGTCGTCAAAGTGCGTGCAGCCGTTGGTGTAATAGTAAACTCGCCACCGATAAGCTGTGCCGCTGTTAGCGTTGCGTCCGCATCAGGAATGTCCGAGCTGGTCACTAAGTTGGCAGATCTATCGTTAAGCTCTGCCAACTTTCTATCTTGCTCATTCATCACAGCATTAAAATCTGGCGTGTCTGGAGCTTGATCGCCTACAATAGGAACCCACCCGCCATTATAATCGCTATCAGTGATAGTGGCTTTTATTCCGGTTGACGCGAATATTCTTGTAAAATCTTCTGGCATATTAAAAACTCCCCACAAACTTACCGACACCAAAGCCGGAAAAATTAAAACGACTATCGCCAAAACCAAAAGTTTTTTCAGGTATTGACGCACTTTTTTTATCTATACTCACGCCGGCAGCCGACGGCAACAAATCCAGCTCATTAATTAATGCTTTTTCGTTGTCAGTTAGATTCTTTGCTATATAAATAGATAGGGCTGCAGTTCCTTTTTTTCTTACATCTATAAGCGAGGTATTAAATATTATGCTAAGCGATTCAGCTATACCTATTAAAGAGCTGTCGGCATAGTTTACAGCTATTTTTGCCAGCAATACTGTTCTGTATTCAGGGTCTTCCAATATAGAGCTGGCAGCTAAAGGCTCCACCCCATTCCAGAATCTAGCCTGACCAAATCCCGCGCCAACATAAGGCGTGTCGCCAAAACCGAAGTAAACTAAAGGTATCGCGTTAGGAACAACACGCGATTGACCAACAACAAGACCAATAAGATCAAGCCAGTATTTTTCTGCCTTGTATATATCGAGGTTTTCTTCTACATATAGTAGCCAGTCAGCGGCGTTATCGTATGACCGCATTTTCTCAGACAGCCATATAGCAAAGTTTTCAGACTCGCAAAACTGATTAGCTAAAAGCTCTTGATCACGATAAAAATTACTCACGGGATATCTATATCCGAAATTAGTATTGATGCTTTCTCGTAAGTGCTTATAGGGATTATGCTGCCAGAAGGTGAAGCGGCCAAGCCAACAAAAACACTGACCACGATAGCGCCCTCAATCTCTTGTATGGGGCAGTAAATCTGTGAAGCATAAAGGTCTTCGCCAAAGGACATATTCTCAATAACCCAATCTTCTATGATGCCCTTGACTCTCGCATCACCATCCGCAGGGTAGGAAGATAGCTTTGTTAGATTTACCTCGCAGTAAACTCTAACACTATCAACTCTAGCCCAGTAAGCGGTTTGCGGCTGCTGAGTTATGGGGTCTGTATATGATCCGCTAACTATAGTCGCTGCCGGTATATCTGTTTGCTCTGCATAACCAATCCCTCCGGCAACAGTGCTTATAAGTGCCCTCGCTATATCGCTATCAGCGCCGCCTTCAATAATAGGAAAGACGCTTTTAGGAGGCACACCATCAGCATCAATGACACCTTTATCATTAACAATACAATCTAGACCAGTAACTCCATCAACGTCAGATAGGGCAGATAATATACCTATTTTGGTAGAGGAATCTTTTGCGCTTGAGCCGAGACACCTACCGCGAAGCTCGGTCACAGTTTCCCTTTTGCGCCCCACCGATGCATCAGAAGAATTAACCACCGAATCGACACCAAAAACCGGAGTTTTAATAACCGTTAATGTACCAGCAGCCGCTTCTATTGCACCCGTCTCCGTTGCTGTAAGTTCGATATCTGCTGTCGAGCTAGGCGCAATAATCGTTTCCGCTGTAGTTTTGAAGGTAGCACTTTCGCCCGTGTTCGAAACTTGAAAATCGATAGGAACTGTAGCGCCTGCCGCCGTTGCCGTAATCGATATTGTTGCCGTGGAGCTTGTCGCATCTTGCCTGCGCTTATTCATAAGAATGGCTAGCCTAGACATTAAAACGCCTTGAGCTGATACCGGATCAAAAGCAGACAAAAGGGTCTGAAAGCGTGACGCTAGATCATCCTCAGCAAACGTAGAAACGCTTATTTCTTGCCCAACGCCTGATTGAACGTCAGTTTTAAGCTCCTGATTAGAAAAGCCGTCTTTGTATTGCTGCTCTTTCTCAATACGCAAATCTTGGTATCTTGTGCGAGAAAAGCCAGTATCTTCTATAGTGTTAGCCATTATATGCTGCCGCCAAAAAATTCATTACTTTCTGTTGTGCCTGCAAAATCAGCTATCGCCCTGCCTTCGGTGGTCTCAACCGACACCTTCAAAGAATCAAGCGACCTTACGTTCGGCGTGGACAATATTGTTTTTCTGATAATCTGCTCTTTGCTTGATAGTGATACTTGCGGGTCTACCATTGTGGTTAACCATGGCATACCTACACGGGTATCATCGAACTGCTCGCCCGCTATCATTTGCAATCGTATTTGCGAGTTTTGCGAAACCTCCGCGCCACTAGATGAAAAATCAACATCGTTACCGGTAAACGATATATCGAAGTTATTGCCTGAAAACTTATAGTCGGCACTCAAGAATTTGGCCCTCCCGTATTGCCGCCGCCTGTCTGCACGCCGCTATGCGTGTGATTGCCGCTGATATTCTTACCGTTGCTAGTTACATCAACTAAACTAACTGGCACGTTAAAGGTAACTAATGAGCTGGTCATGCTCGCCACCTCTACACCCTCTAAGTCGTATTTTATAGCATCAGGCTTTATTTTGATACCCGTTGAGCCGTCACGTGTTCTTATGTGCATCGTGCCAGCTTCTACCGAAGGGATCGCGCGAGGAAAAGGGTTTATCCCGAAGTAGGCGAAAGCGTCCGACATATCGTGATGACGATTTAACTTTGGGTCTATAGTGCCGCCTACTTTCTTCCATGCCTCAATACTCCGGTCAGATATAGACAGGATGCAATAGTCACCTTCTTTCGGCTCAAACGTTATCCATAAATCTCCAGCTCCGTAATATTGAATCTGTGCGTCGTTAATTATTGGCAATAAGTGCGATCCACTCTCATTTTCCATTTTTCCCATTAGGCATGGTTGAACCGACACAGTATTTTTCACTAGGTCAACACTTACAACCTGTGCAGGCATGGTTGTACGCAGCAATAGAGCATTGCTATCAAACATTCTCTTGAATGCCTCCGCAGAGGTTAGCTCTTCCCTATCCATTGTATGCCCTGCAATTTGCCATAGCGACAAAATCACCGCCAAAATTATTACCAATAAAGCGCACAGTTTCAACAATGCGAATCCCGTTTGCGCTTGATGCTATTTTTTCGTCTTTAACCCTTAATTCAAAAGAGTTTGACGATTGTATATCTACCAGCTTATTGGGGCGAATATCATTATTTAGCTGTGTTATAAAGTCCACACCTTTCTCGGACACTTGCGGAAACTCAAGCAGGCCTGTTGATTGCGATATCAAAATCAAATCATCATCGATTGGCTTGCTTTTCTGCACAAGACTGACAATCTCATCCTGTATTGACCACTCTAGACCGTAATCTTTGGTGATTTTATTTAAAATATCCTTAGTTTTACCATTTACCGATAGGCCGCCGTTAATCTTCTGGCTTAGCTCTTCTATCACCCCTTGAGAGGATAAACCCAATGATGATATCAGATCACTCAATATATCCTTTAGTTGTATGCCTTCTGTGTAGCTCTTTCTGAAATTAACGTCGGTATATTTCTTTACGCCATCCCCCCACTTTATAGTCGTCGACCAATCAGTATTTGGCTTTCTGCTTTTCACGGTAGTTATATCACCCACCGATACCAACTTAAACTCACCATCATATCCAGCATAAAATTCTATTCTGGCATCCTTTACAATTTTATTTCTTGTTGCTTCAGATAGGTTGTAATAGGTGCATTCCCCCTCGTTTGGCTCGCTATCTTTCGTCAAAAAACAGTTGAAAGAAACGTCGAGCCGTCTTTGTGTGCTGGCACTAACCGCAGATAAGTCTATCTGTTCGCCATTAGCGGTGATTATCGCATAACAATCAGGATTAAATAGTCTCAAGGCCAAGCTCCTGCCTTACAGACTGAATATCAGCAATAGGAATGTAGCTTAACTGCCATCTTTCACCAATACCTTCAAATTGTGCATCTTCGTTATTTCCAGTCATATCGTAAAATATAAAGCCACCAAAAGCGTGCGAATATGGCCACATTAAATCAGTGCCGCCAACCAACTTAATACCTTCTATGCTGAAAATATCATTAGATAAATCCATAGCCCAAAAGCCATCCGTATCATAACTAGACTTTACCGCTTCCGAAAACTCATTCCAATAAACCCGAATATCACAAAGAATTAAATCAAGCTCTATTCTCATGGTATATTCTGCAGACTCAAGCAAAGGAATAATCACGATACCCACCCCGCCAAAATAGATTGTTTCTTCTCTGCTGAGCTATCATCTTTTGGCTGCTGCTTGCCCGCATCAACGCTAGGTGCATTCTTTCTTATGCTAGCGTCATTTTTTCCGCTTGACGACTTAGGGACTTTAGTTGTAACAGTTTCTAGTATATCGATATGAGAAAACGTAGCACTAAAAGCCAATACGTTTTGAGTGGTGACGTCACGATTTATTATGATTGATCCATCAAAGAACATCGACTCATAAACACCTAGCGAGGTGATGATGTCAAAAGGCTCTTTTGTCAGCCTGAGTTGATTTATTTTTGATAATTTCTCTTGATAGCTGTCACCCAATAGATTGTTTTTCATAATACAATTCATCGATACGCTATCAGGTAGTATTTGCACCCCGTCAGTAACCGATGAGCCGCCCTCAATTGTTCGAGTGGTTATTGACTGGTTCAGGGAGTGAGCCTCGCTAACCGTTACATCGATAGGGATAGTGGATATGCCACTGAATTCACTGCCGTATATCGACTCCAATAAGCTATTGCCAAATAGTAACGCCATTATCTTTCAATGCCTGTGCTGTTAGCGTTTGCCGCTATTGCGTTATTTTGCCCAACTCTTGAGTCGATGGCCTGATTAAGCTGAGCCGAATCCATACCTGCCGCATTAATTGCAAAACTATTGTGGTTTGTCACACTAGAAACCGCGCTAGAAACAGAAGAAACAGCACCCGCAATCCCATTACCTACAGAGCTTATAGCATCGCTAGCTGAATTTGTCGCCCCCCTTATCTTTTGACCTACTGAAAAACCGAGCTTAAACAACCATCCTAAAATGTCCTTTATTGAATCTATAGCCGCATTTATTTTGTCTGTCAGGAACATACCAATATTTGATTCTGAGAAGGCCGCCCACAGGTCTCGCACCTTGTTTATCAGGGAACCTATTACCGTGTCAGCTTCAAATCCGTATTTTACGAATGTTACGATATCATTTACCACCAAAGCGATAGCAGTGGCAGCAGCAGTCCACAGGGCTATAAATAGCACTACAGGCCACGTAACCCCAAGTAATGCAATGCCCATTGCAACAAGCTTAACTGTCATCGCAGCAACAGCAACGCCGGCTAAAGCTAGCGCTGCGGGAAGAACAATAGAGAAAACCTTTATGATTGATTGAGAAAGCTCTTTGTTTTCTGCCACCCACTCAACAACGAAGTCAATAACAGGCTTCAAGCCTCGGCCTAAAAACGCACCTAGCTGTTTAGTTGCCGAACCTAAAATGACAGAAAATTGACCGAACGATCTATTAAACTCAATCGTGGCCTGCCGATTTTCTTTAGTGAGTAGATTTAATTTGAAGTGACTATCAAGCAGGTCTTGTAGACTGCCGTCTTGCTGCCTCAGAAGCCCAATGAACTTATTGGCTTCACCACCCATCAGTATATCGGCGGCAGAAACGGCTTTTTGCTGATCCTCTAATTGCTTTGCAGCGTCAAGGATTTTAAAGAACTGCTCTTCTGGCTTTAACTTTCTAAGCTTCTCGAACTCTAGGCCAAGTATTGCTGTGGCCTCTTTTACTGCCGTGACCTCTTCAATGCCTTTCGATTCGCCTAACTTATTATTAAGCTCTTCAACAAGATCAACGACATTATCAGTATTTAATCCTGCCTGCTTTGCTAGTGCACCGTAAGCCTCTAAAGCCTCGCCTGAGATGCCAACGGATGCGGCAAGGTTTTCTTGTTCGGCGGTTAGCTTGTTGGTTATGACCGTGAAGCCAGCCAATGCAGCGCCAGCAACAGCAAATTTTGTAGCAGCCGATGCGACTCGCTCATATTGCTGCTTAACGTTTTCTAGTGACTTAGCGCCCTGCTTAAATGATTTTTCATCTATATCAAGACCTAGAATACCGACCAGTTCTTCAACTATTGTTTTTGCCATTATCCATAGCCTCAGCTTTTCTGCTTTCTATCTCGTTAACTACAGCCAGCCTTTCGATAGCATCTAAGAATAAAGGGTAAGACCACTTTTTTAAAATAGTGCAGGGGCTAACCTTAAAGTGTTCAGCTACAGCAAACACCGCTTTTCTGGTGTCGCCATAGCTTACTTGGATATAACTAAAGTCTAAGCTGCGCTTGCCAACCCTGACTTTTTGAGAAGCTCCGTAAGACCTAAAGCGTCTTTTTTTTTCAACTCATCAAAAAGGTCTGGGAAGTTTGCCTTTACGCCAAGAATAGTGGCTTTATTAAACAAAAGGGCTTTACCCCTAAAGTGTTCGTTAATATCCTTAACCTCGAACCCATCAACGCACAAGTTAGCGCAAACTTTTTTACCAATACTGAAAAGAAGCTTATGGTCTTTCTCGCCCTTGCCCATAGTTTGGGCAATTAAAGCGACAATCTTGCTTTCAATCTCAATAGCATCTTCAAGATCAAGCAATTCAAACTGATACTCTTTTTTATCTATAGTGACGGTAGATGTAAAATCAGACACGATTGACCACCATTTCAGAATCAGAAGACTTAAAAACAAGCTCAATTTCTGGCATTTCTCGGTTTGCGGTAAGAGACGGGAGTTTCGATAAAGCGCAAGTGCCAGACCAAACAGTAGTATTTGCTCCCATAACCTTCTTATAAATATACTGAACGTCACTTATCTCACCAAGTTTCATAGATTTATCTATCTCGACGTAATCGGCGTAAGTCTTTGAATCACCCTGTAGTCTAACGGTAATAGTCGCACGACCATCAACGCTTGTTACGGTAGTGCCTTCGCCTTTTGTGCCGCTATAGCTCGATGTTGAATCATTATCGAATTCAGCAGAGACGGCATCGCCATCAGCGAAACCTCTCGCCGCTACAGTGTTCCAGCTAAAACTGAACTTTCCACTATTTACACTCATTGCCCTAGTCTCCAATTACCTGTAATTTTCCATTCATCAATCGCACTATTAATGTAATATTGATAAACGTTTGCGAAGTTAGCAACACCGCTTGCGCGAGTAGTGGCATCAATTGTATCTGGATCGGGAAGCGCAATAGTTGCCGGGCGCTCTGTTGTGTCAACAATAATCCGGCGGCGCAAAGCTTCTGTTTTCCAGTAATACAAAATTGATTCAATATCCGCAAATGTTTCATCATCAAAGGCCATCAAATCATTTTGGAAAGAATAGTTTGCCATTCCAACCTCAGCACTAACATCATGCCAGTCAGCGCCCCACTGCAATCGGATTTCACGATCAGTACAAGTGCGGCCACGGAAAGCGTGAGTAAAAACAGTATTCTTAAATGTTTCAATGAACGTGTAGCCCTTACCTGTGCCCTGAGCAGCCAGAACGTCTTGCTGTGCAGCACTTAGGTTAGAGTCTGACACGCCTACAAGTGAATTGTAATCCCACTGCGCAGAACCCTCTTCTGTAGTAGACATTCGCCCAAGCAAGGCTGCATCAGGGCGCTGATCACTAAGATCGACAACACCACCAACTAGCGTTACGCTTGCAGGGTGAAAAATACAGGTAGTGCGGTCTTGTGTAGTACTGCGGCACAAATAACCAATATCGGTTACAGAAACAGTGTTAAGCGCGTCAACATCTTGCGTCATAACAAAAGTTTGTACGCGATCCTCAAAAGATGCACCATAACTACTTAAATCAAGCTGATCAGCAATAATGGTATCATCAACGCCAATATAGCACTGGAAGTACCACGCAGCACCAAGGGCGATAGCGTCATCAAGCGCATCCTCTAACGCTTCTGCACCGGCTTTATCCCAGTGAATAAGAAGTAATAGCTCAGGCTTTAGCTCTTGACTGTAAAATGTTTGCGCAAACTCATATTCAGGCGTGCCACTTGTTAATGTTTCACTCCAATCATCTAGGCTTACATATTCATATCGATTGGTCGAAGGTAATGCGTTAGTAGTAACAAGCATTACTTGGTCAAGAGTCTGACCATTAGCGGCCTTATCTTTTAGTACCGTCTGGACGCTGAATCTGCGCCTGATTGGAGTTGGCATTATAAAGCCCTCTTATGGTTTTTCAAAAGTGTATTATATGTTAGTGCTAGACATTAGGCCAATTTATTGTTGAGCTAATACCGCCACTTTCATCTATCTTGGTAAATTCACCCGCCAAACTGATCGACTTAAGTCTATCCCAGTCAGCTTTTGTCTCGAAAGCAATGTTGAATTCGACATCGGCTTGCCAGCGATTAACAAAATTAGTATCGCCAAGCCCCGTAAGGTTTTGAGGATCACCAAAATCATTAATCGATATGCCGCCAGTTTTTAGCGTGTTTCTGTGCTGCCAAAAATCCTCGCTAGCGTTCATCTCTATTATCTTTTGATATGCTTGATAGCCAAACACATTAAAAGATATAAGCATCTGCGCGTTATTTGTGGTGGTTCTAGTAATAAAATCTTCGTCTTTTCCCTCAACTTCTGATCCATTAAAGTCTGACATAACTATCGAGGCAATTTGGAAAGTAACGTATTCCCCTTGAGGTTTATCTTTTGATGTGTCGATAGGCGACTGCCAAACGTCTAGCCCGGTAACGTCAGTCGCCCACGCCAAGATAGTTGATTCAATACTCATTCGCCAGCCTGCACTTTTCTTAGTAGATTTCTGTGGTGACCAGTACGCCTATTGCTTTGCACTACTATGTATTTCTCGCAATCCCATATTACCACATCGCCCTTCTTTCCGTTGTCAGTAATATTAAGCTTTTGAACCGAATGAATAACTATGGCGCTAGAAGGTGTTGAACCCTCTGCAAGCATTCTTAAATCGTTTTGACCTGCTGGCTGTGGATGAGTGCCTTTAAACGTAAATTCTCTTGATGCAGACGGAATAGATCGACCATCAGCATCTTTAGTGGATGCGCAATACCTTAATCCTTTATGCTTTATCATCATGTCAGCAAAGTCGCTTGCAAAATCTATAAATCCAGTCACTTACGCTTCACCTTGTAATCTACACTGTTAATCATTTGCCCTGAATTTATCAATGGATCGTTAATCAACTGCTTGCCCTTGCCTTTTCTTAGCTGGGTTGACTCCGCATTTGCCACCCACGACCCACCAGCAATTGACATTTGGATATCGTTTCGAGCCTCTTTCCCAAGCGCGTCGAAAGCTGATAACTTCATCCTTTGAGTCTTAAATGTTTTCTTGGATATAGCAATAAGCTTATTAAGATACTTCTTTCTATTCTTGTGAAATGAAGCCCTGAATGCTGGCCTCTCTGGTATTTTCGCTGTGCCATACTCATTGTATGCAGCTACCTGCGCAACGCTCTCACGGCTATCTTCGTGCCTTCCTGCGCTACCTAATATGCCTGCGCTTACCTCTACATCCTTAAAAGCAGCCCTTATTTTAGGCATAAGGCTTTTTGATCGCTTAACGGTTAGAGTTACCCCCGACATACATCGAACTCGAACAGGCCATTACCTGCGCTTTTCATCAATGGTGCTAATAACTGATCTGCCAAGCCCATCACGCTAGTGTTATCCATCTTGCCCGCATTACTTTTGGTAACGCTCACATCTCCTTCTGACTTACTTATAGCCGACCCTGCCGATGTAGCAAACAGTGTGGCGCCATCATAATCAGCAGCAGCTATAACAATCTGCGCATCAATTAGTAATTGAGGGATAATATTCGGATCACTGTATTCATCATCAATATAAACGGGGTCGCGCGGCCACTGTAAAGACTGGCCGGTTATATATTTTTTACCCTGATACTGATTCCGATATTTCTCAAGGAATATGCCAGCCTTTATTAATGGGGTTGTAGCATCAGCCGTGCTAGGAAAATCAACACCAAGAGCCGCCGACCTTAATGCCGCCGCATCTTCATCGACATAGCTGTTAGCCCCAGAAACCCCCGTACCATCTTCAACAACAATCATTACGCTTCTGTCCAGTTAAAGTATAAAACGCCGTTAGAAGCGCTTATACAATCTATTGATAAATAATATGTGCCAGCCGCAAGACCTCGCTTGCCTTCGACCTTTTCAATAACAGAAACTCTTTGGCTGCTTGTGGCAGTCTTAACCTTAGCTATGTCGAAAATCAAACCGCCTGATACAGTTCCGCCCTCAGTAACAACGACTTGCTGAACGTATGGCTTCACATCAGACCTTTCATTCTTCGGGAAGACTGTAGGTAATAACGTAAATGTGCCGCCCTCAGTCCCGCCAGCCCTAGATGTAAAGTCAACCTCGCCAGAAGTAATGTTGACAAAAATAGAATCTAGGTAAATATCAATGGGGGTGACGAATTTAAAGACCTCAGCACCACCATTAGCTAAATCGAATTCTCTATACGCCCTAAACTCCCTGCCAGCTAGAAAGCTAGAAGGTAGAGAGTTGGTCGAGTTTTCAAGAAGTTTATTTCTTGTGTGATTAGCGTCACCCAACTTAATCAGCTACCTTTGCTTCTACCACATCAACAGAAACAGATTTCTTTTCGCTTTTAACTAAAGTCAGCTTAGGTGGCTTAGACTCAACCATTTTAGGGTTAATGCTGCCTTCAAACTTAGCATCATAAATAACCAAATCATTTTTACGAGCCAACGCTTTCACGTCTTCTTTGTATTGACTGGTAGGGTGTTTTACAAACCATACTTTTTTCATAATCATTCTCACAAATTAAATGGCGACCGAAGCCGCCAGAAAGGGTTTACTCTTGACCGATAATCATAACGCCAGCAGTGTGCTTGTCACTGGTGACAACTTTATCCCAGTTAGAACCAGTTGCTAGTGCTGCGTCAGAAGGTGAGGCACCTCCATTAGCCTGATCCCATGAATAGCCCTTCAAGCCTAAACCGAAAGTGTAATCAGTTTGGAAAGTGGTTTCAATGCGAGCTTTGCCGTTATTGGTTTCGATGTTAGTAATTAAATCACTGCCATCTTTAACCATCGCAGCGCCAGTAGTTAAGCCTAGAACGTTCTGGAAAGGATCAGCTGTTACAAGCGCAGGAGAATCGGTAACGATAATCGAGCGACCTTGACCGAATGACGATCCATCACGAACCGCAACCCCGCCTATCTCAAACAGATTGTTACTATTAGCGATAGCCTCATCGACCAAGTTGTGACGCTGGGCGCCAGTCATGACAAGCGCTGTTATTTGTTGGGAAGCGTCACCAAACTTAGCTAGACCGCCGTTAATTGCTTGCTGTGTAACTTTCTCGGTGGCAGACACATCATTAACCATCGCAGCATTATTTCCGATAGCAGCAACCAGTGCTGCAATAGCCGTGTTTAACTGATCAGCCAACATTGCTTCCGCAAACTGAGTTGATGCTATGGCGATACCTTCTTGCGTTGGCTTACGCAGCCAAGTCATTTGAGCAGGCTCAAACAATACAGGGCCAAATCCACCGGCAACTTTAACAGTGTTGTACTGCGCTTGAGTTAAGTCAGTTGATGCTACTGAGGAATTAGCCGCGTAACGATCAACACGACGTTGCGAACCGTGAATAGCGTTATAAAACGACTCTTCAAAGTAGTTGCCGTCGAAGCCTTCGCTTGTCAAGACAATAGTGTTATTTGAAGCTGCATTGAACTTATCGATCATTTGCGGGAATAGCTCTGCAATAGCAGGCGCTACATATTGATTAAAAACTACCATATCTGATTGAGACATATTTTATACTCTACTTTAGGGGTAAATCATTAAATCCCTGAACTTTTGACGCTAAATGCGCTGTATTTTGTCCGAGGGGGGTTTGTGTGTCCGGCTTTGCAGCTCCGCCGCTATACCTGCTACCAGTAAGCCCTGCCCCTGTAGCATTACCAGATCGAATATGATTAGCGAAAATACTAGAACTCATAATCTCTCTGTTTAAATCTTCTATACTCATTGCGGTTAGGTTGCCACCTGCATCAAGAATAACTGGCTTACCGTCACGAATATCAAGACGCTTAGAATAAACATCTTGCATCGCCTGACGTGAAAACGCGTCATCTACTACATTGGTATTAACAAAGTCACTAGCTAGTTTGCTGATCTCACCCTGTTTAATGCCATTTTGCAGGCTCTCGTTCTGCTTCTGCATTGCTGCGAGTTTTTCCTCGTAAGATCGGGACAGCGTTTCTACATCCTTATCTTTCGTGGCTTTTTCTAGTGCAAAACGTTCAGCTTCATTCGCTAACCGCTGCCTCTCTTCTTGCTCTGCTTTCTTTTCAGCGAGTAGAGCTTGTTGCGATTCCTTCAAGCCTTTAGTCTCATTAGCGAATTGTGCCGCCAAATCTTCTTTTTGCTTGTCTAGTATCGCCTGTATTTCTGGTGTTATTTCCATTGTATCCCCCAAGGATTAATATGGTAGTGGCTCTGCCACAGGTTTACTTTATAACATGTAGTTATAGTTTACGCAATTGTCATCAATTTGACAAATAATCCTTTATTCGCTGATCTTTTTCAGACATTTCCGCAATAGTTAATGGTGTGCCATCACGCTTAATTGTTGCCTTTTTAAACTCTGCTGGCGTTAACCCTGCATTCCTGAATATTCGACCCTCTGTCACGCCAAGCACATCATCTTGAAAGTAAGCTGGCTGCTGCTTTAGCAAAGAGTAGTATTCTTTTGCTGTAGGCTCGTACTTCTCCCCATCAGCAAATACAGTCTCACGCTCTGCCTTTTTGATAGCGTCCAAATCTTCACGAAGCCACGGCCTAGTGGTTGTACGGCAACCAAAATGAAACGGAGGTCTAGGTTGGTACGAGTCATCTAGCCTTACACGCGTATCATCCAAGCCCCTGCACGTTTTCGATGTCGAGCTATCAAGCACCGCTGTAATAATGTAACCCTTAACAGCCCTCTCGTTTTCATTGTAAACAACATCGCTTACTGTTGTTGACACGTGATTAGCGCCCGACTTGCTTATGTTTGTAGCACTACGCTTAGCGCCTATCATTACACCATCTTTGTATTTGTTCTTTCTTGTGCCTACAACGCTACCTATGATCTCGGTAGTTGATCTGCCTTGGTAGTATCCGGTTTTAACAAGACTGACCACCTTATCAGTATTTGAAGCTGCAAAACCTCCGACAAGCGCCGCCAAGGATACCGCGCCACCATTCGGGCCAATCATCAAAGGCTGGTCATTGACCGCTTTCACGGCCTTATCTAGCTTTGGTTTCTTTGCTTTGTAATCGCTCGCTGTCTCGGCATTCAATATGTCGGTTTGGTAGCCGTTTTCATACTTGGTTAAATCCGATAAGAACTTGTTTGTTTCCTTCTGCCATCGCTGGTACGCCTTGCCATACTTCTTTTTAACGTCAGCGATAATAGCGGTCATTGCTCGCTTTGTGGGTATAGTCGAACCCTCTCTAGCCAAACGCTCGCGAAAGAATGCAGCCAATGCCTTTAGTTCAGCATCAAGATTATTGGCATTAGTCGCTGCCAGCCTCTCAATGTAAACGGCGTGCTGTGCGCTTGCGTCAATAGAGCGATCAGCCAAGGTCTATACCCTTCGACGAGCTATCAATCTCTGCCAGTATTTCTTCGTCTGTTAATTGCGTTAGTCCCGCATCCCGCATTTGCGCGTATAAAGCCGATGCCGGCAAAGTATCGCCCTGAACGCCAGCAACCCAAGCTTGCAATTCAGCAGCCCCCAACTGAGCAGGGAAAAAGTCAGTGTTAATAGAATATAATGTTTCTTCTACATTCGACGACATAAACTCATTCGCCCATGTCATTAATGTTGCGTATGCGTCAGACACATTGCCAACTGCTAACGACAAGGCACTGGTATTGCTCGCTAACTTCATACTGGTGGCTGTTGCCGTTTCTTGGCTGGTAGGCGTGACAAGTTGAGCGCCCAAACTTACCATTTGAGCTTCTTTATCTTTCATTAGCTCGCGAGGTAGATTGTTCGGTTGAGCCTGAACCATGCTTAAGCTACCAGATTCACCTAAAAAATGGCCTTTTCTTGCGCCTATCTGCACACCCGATGGGTTATGCTCTTTCCAGTCTGAGCCGTTCATTGATGATGTGACAGCCAATGTGGGCTGTCCAGCAATAAAACTAGCTTCTTCATTATCCGCGCTGTTTCGATAGTGTGCGACATTAACCACGGCCAGATCGTACAATAACGCTTGGTCGATATCTGGGTTATTATTTTCTGAGCCAACAAACATGAACGGGATATAATCGAAGGGTTTGCCAGACGCATTTAATGGCGTTACAGGATCGTCTTCTGCATGAGATAAGTCGTTGTAGTGCTGAACAGTATAAACGCCTTCATCCAGCCGTAAAACGATGTACCGCTTAACCTCTTCTCTAAGTCCTGTCTGAATATCTAGCACGCGGGATATTTCGCACATTTTGACGTAGTTTAATCTTGTGCCTGTTTCAGTTTTCTCTTCATTCCAATCAATAACCTGCTCAGCAGAATAAGTTTTGATTGTTGAGCGTATGCCACGCTGAACATCGGCTTTCGAGGTGTCACCGGCAACCATTGGATAATCGACCATAACACCGCATCGACCTTTCTTGATCACCTCAGACAATACCCACTGGGCTTGCTGCTGTAATGATAAGCCCGACCCATCTGCATTAAGCGTAAGGTAATCGATTGATGCAGGAATAACTTCTTTAGGCGGCACTCTAAAAGCAACGCCGACCATACCCATTAAAGTTCTAAAGCAGGTATTATAGTAAACAGCCCTTGTTTTGTACTGCTCGTATCTTAGTTTATTGCCTTTGGATTCATCGTCAGGGTTAGGCATTGGAAGATAAACAACACCTCTCTTTTTTACCTTATACTCACCACCGCAAGCATCCTCAACCAGCAACCATGTTTTGTACGCGTCGTCATATTCTGGATGCTTTGCTATAATAATTTCGTTTGCCATATCTTCACGCCTAAAATTGATGCCTTATTGTATCATATAGCGAATGTAACACTAACTTGATTATCCATGCCTGATTTTGCTAGATGAGGGCACGCCCCCATTATGAAAGAATCGGCCAAGTTTGGCGACTCGAATCCCCTTGCTTTTATCTTGTCTTTTGGCTCGACCATATCAAGGCCGCGCTTCGAGTAGTCAGACAAAGGTAGGCATAACTCATTCTTTAGCCGCTCAAGGTGTGGCAGGTCAGAACTAATACTGATGAGCTCGCTAGGGTCGTATTTCATACCCTTGTTAATAGCATTGTAAGTATTCCTAAATCTATCAGCAACGTCACGCCATGCCTGCGCCTTTAGGTTCTCAAACTTGTCCTTGTTTTTAATGCCCTTGCTGTATTCGTAGTTTGGATTAATTATTGCGCCTGCTGCGTTAAATTTGTGGTAATTCTTGGTAATCCCTTTCTCTTTCAAGGTTGAGCCAGTGTGTGCGCCAACGCCGATTGAGTCATATATCATTGATCCGTTCTCAACCTTCCCCCACGCACGCATCGCAGAGCTAACAAGCTCATCTTCTGGAGCCTTCCATTCGTCCATATCAATACATACGCCGCCATTAAACACGCAGGCGGCATTCTTGTCTGCGCCGCCATCAGCCACGTCATACCCTACTGTCCTAGCACCATAAATATCAGCGTTAAGATTTACATGCGCATCAACAACAGCTTCTATCCATGACCGCTTAATAACCGAGTTATCGTCGTCTGATTTTGGCACACCCAAATAAACATGCTGATAAGACTCAAAATCCTCATCCTTCATGCTCTCTATTGAGTTTCTGGCAGTTCTGGATAAAAACGGGTTTTCTGGATAGTTTACTAGCCGTGATCGTGTACTGGGTGGCGGGTTAAGTATAAATCGACGGTATATAAAATCAGATATCAAGCGTGGGTTAAAACTTATCCATATTTCCGAGCCTTCCTTTCGAATAGTTGGCTCTAATATTTTCCACTGCTCTTCTGTCAGGTTGTGAGCTTCTTCAATCCAAAGAATATCAGCAGCCTCGAACGATTTAATTTCATCAAGATTCCGCTCTATTCCATAGAAAACAAACTCCGAGCCGTTAGCGTGAGATATTTCACTTGCGCCAACATTAAAACCTTCAATTTGAAAATTATTGATCTGGTTATCAATTAGCGTGTAAACAGACTGCTTTATCTTATTCTGGAAGCGGCGAACGCACAAGAATCTTGTTTTGCACTGGCTGGCGATACTTGATGCCATGCCTGCAAACTCCCATGACTTTGATGATGCCCTCCCACCATAAAGCACGCGGTTACGCACCTTAATGAAATTCTCTGGCGCTGGGTCGCCGTCAAACCAAAAACCCTGCAGATTAGGGTTCAGGCTTGCCATACATATCTGCAAAGGTCTTGTCTTTAATTACTACATTGCTATTGCTTTCCGTTTTATCAGAATAGCCATGCTTACCCAAAAGAAGTTTTGCTATAGTCGCGTTATAGTCACCAATAAGCGAATTATTAATCACCATTCTGGCCTGAATAGAGTTGCACTTAGCTAATATGTCGGACATTACCTTATCGTCGTGCTTAGCCCACTCATAAAGAGTATCCCTATGCACGGATAAAACCTCCGCAAGCTCTTCATGTGAAGGTATTACACTACCCTGAAAAGTGTAGTCGTCTAAATATTCCCATGCTCTAGCTACTAGCTCTGGCGTATACTTTGTTTTTGGCCCCGTCTTACTCATTCAGCCCCCCCAAGGACTAAAACGCGTCACCTCTGGCAACGCTTTTATAGTTCGTTAACTTTTTGTCTTCTTCTCAATAAGGAAAATAATATACGTCCCCATTGCCCACATACCATAAAGCAAAGATTGCGAATCATCAAATCCAGCTCCGCGCATAACCGCATACGAAAAACCTGCTATAAATAACAATAAAAATGATCGAGCAAATGATTTAAGCATCATTAAATACCCATGTTTCTGTTATCTCAAAGTCACGACTGTCTTTGTCGTTTTGCCCTGTTGTGGCATTATTGAATAGAATGCCTAGCCTGTATTCTTTCGACACCCCTATATCGGTATCCTCTTCTAGAAGCATGACAACAAACTCGTCACCCGCTTCATTTTTATCTGTTACGTCTTTTTCAAAGATAAGCTTCTTTGCTGAATCATTCCTTCTTAGCTGTATTTTGCACGTCCAGTCCGTCAAGTCTGTGACTTTCTGCCCTTCAGTATCGGTTAAATCAAACTCTATTGTTTTTGACTCGCCTTGCTCTACGACTATTGGATTTGTGCAACTCATACGCCTATCTCTGTGCTTTTACTGCTGACATTTATTTTATCGTCAATTACCCTTACACCAATAACCGACTTTTTTGAAGTTACGCCAATTATATCAGATTTAGCGTTTACCGAAACTTTGCTTGATTTTACATTAACATTGATGCTATCTACCGCATTAACAAAGTATCGCTTTTTATACCATAGCGATGCCCAGCTCATGGCTCAACCAAATCTATATCAGATCCATTTATTATAACGTCTTTATCTACCAATGCAGCCTTTGTTATTTTATGTAGCTTTTGGTACTTAGTGGGGCGTATTTTCTCATCTGCCTCAAGTATATCTAAAACCTTGCCAAGTGATGCTACAAGTATTTCATTCCTCCATACGATATCTATACCGCCACCGCCTGTAGTGGGACTCTTTACCGGGTATTGCCCGTCATCACGATATATTCTTCGGTTATCTAGCTGTTTTAAGTTAGTACTAGTTGTATTGTCAAAATACAAGCTGACAATAGAATTGTTTATTCTAAAATTAGCCTCGTTCACTGCGGTTATTCCACCGAAAAACTCATCTATACCGCTGGCTGTAGTTCCATTGAAAACCCACCAAGGATAAAACTCAGACCCATAGAAATCTGTGGCTACAGTTAAATCAACCTCATCGTTTACATAATCAGCCGTAAACTTGGTTATTGTAGAGCCATCAACGCCTAAAGCAATGTAAACATCGTCGTCCTCTTGCGCGGCCAATACTGACCAGCCGCCAGCGGTAACAACTGCCAACTGAGAAAACTCTTTCTTTGCCGTTACGCCGCTTTGATACGTCAATCTAACCTCTAAAATATCATCTACCGCGTACACCGTATCATCGCTGTAATCAATACTGTAAGAGGTGCCGAATATAATCTGATTGATTGGCTTAATTGCTTTTGTTTGATTAACTATTTGTAATCGTGATCCTGTAACTATCCCAGATACCGATCCAGTCGCTAAAACAACTGGCAATACAAATAGTACCATTGCGCCTGCTGTCACATAAGTAGGTGTAGCCTGCCCAACCGCTAGCGTAATAGTTGTCGTTCCAGTAGCGGCGCTTATATTTAGTTCTGTAGTGTACCCGTTGAACGTAGCCTGACTTAAATCATAATTACCATCAACACTAGATAGCTCGATAGCGTAAGTCTCGTCACCTTTCGTGAAGTCGTAACCTATAACCGCGCCATCTGTAGCCGTCATAGAATGGGTAGTGCTTATACTTCCATATACTGTACCACCGATAAATTCAGCACCCTTAATATCAAGGATACCGCATTCGATAAAGTTTGCTGTCGGACATGCTATGCCGGTTTTCCAATCTAGCGTAGCACCCTTTAGGTTCCATCCATCAGTAAGATATGTTGCGTCTAAGCTTGACGAAGGATCGATAGAAAAATCTTTCACCTCTGTCGTGCCAAGGGTCCACGATCTAAAATCATAGACGCATCCCGAACTAGCCTTGATCGTTACCGATAGTACGCCATCACCAATCTTGTAACCTATAAGCGTATTAGTGTCATTTGGCGGGTACTCTGTAGAAATCGCTCTACCCACAAAATAAGTTGGGGTAACGAGGTTGCCAATCTCGACACTTGCGGCAATCAAATCCTGACCTATACCACTAGAATTTGCTCTATATATGCCTAGCCCAGTACTAAATGATTCTGCTATAAGCCTTGGAGTTACAGGCTTTTCCTCTGTACCGCCAATAGCTGATGCGGGTGTAACCATGCACTCACAAGAAACTCGAATCAGCCTACTGCCTGTTCCAGTCTCAGCTTTATCAATGCCGTGACCAGTCCTAACTATATCAGACCAATCGATAACCCCGCTGAAGTCAACAAGCACTTGATCCGGCATGTAACCGATCAGCGTTTTTAGTCTTCCGTTACCCATGCGTGATTTAGATACGGGCTGCCACACAGCCCAATTACCCGCCCCATCTTCAAAATAAAACAACGGGCCATCAGCTGAGAACCTGCTGGTTTCAGTAAGACCGAAAGTTATAGAATACGGAAATACTGACATATCAACAGAGGATATATCTTTTGCTAGCATTTGCACAGTCAACCCAGTGGATATCGAGACGCTGTACTCGGTATATCCGCCATGCCACGCTAGATCGGTAGTGTATGAATCCGCCCTGAACACAGAATAAGAAGTAAACGGCGCAGTAGTCTTGCCTATAATGGTTGGGCGTATAGTACTTATATCGTAAACGGTTGGGGACTGACTATAATCAGATATCATCACCGGAACAGAGTTAATGCTAGGCTCTATTTCAGAATCTACACTAAAAGCTATCGTGTATATGGTTGCATCACGATCAAATCCAGAAGTTGCGTTACCTGAGTTATAGGCCAATCTAGGCACAGCTCCAGCCGTTGCAAAAGTATCATAATCAACATACAGGCTAAGGTTATTTATTAGTTCCACCTCTGCGCCTTTTGAAACCCCATACCCATACGATGGGGAGACTACACCACCATTATCCAGCCCGTAAACACGAAAGACCAGACAGTTATCATCAGTTGTTGTTAATGCCGGGGTTTCGTAGGTGTAAGAGTCAACGTTAATATCAAATCTAGCTGATCCGTTGACAATATTTGTCAGGTCAAGACCTCTACACAGGAATGCGGCGGCGATCCAGTCATTACTAGAGCCGTTAGCAGTTGGGGCGGTTATGTCTGTGCCGGTGTGCTCTAAGTAAAAACATGAACACCTAGATGAGTTGTTTGGCGCTGGGCCAGCTATTTCATTCCACCCAGCAACCGTTATAGGCGTTCCGCCTGAGTCATTCAGAAGAACCAGAAATATTACATCACCGGATTGTTGCGGCTCAGATATCCAGTTACTTGGAGTAAAAGAAGACCCGCTGCTAGCGGTAGATGTTTTTATATCTTCTATTGCCATTACTTAGCCTAGTGGGTTCATTTTAAGATAAACGCTTATGCTCATTAATACTGCAACTAACAACCCTATACCAGACATTAAAAAAGGAAAGACCTTTCCTGTCACTCCCAATATTCCACCCTGAGTTGTTTCCAGACTCACTATATCCTTACCCATGTTAACTATATCGGCAGTATTTGATTCTGTTATAGCAACACCCTTGTCCAGCCTCTTATCAAGATACGCGCTATTCTGATTACTTAATCTCATTTCAGTTGTAAGCTCGTTCATGGGGCCAACCATTTGACCGATGGCGTTAGCTAGGGATTCAGAAACCTCTAACTTGTGATCGCTAATCCTCCGGTCTAGTGCGTGAAGATGAGACATTTTTACTTCGTCTTTTCCATCGGGCATATAATGTATTCGCTATGAAAATTGGTATAGGTGACAAGCTAAGGCATATAGCTATAAGCTCTAAGTCTATTAACTCCCATTCTATCATAAGTCACCGCATATACTAATATTGCCAGGCATCCATACATAATAGCGCTGTAATTCCCATAAAATACGCTGTCACTAATTATAACGCCCCACTCTACAAATGTATCTTCGATTGCAAACAAAAAATAAGCAGCCACATATAATATGTAAGCATATGCTGACACGAAAGATGACTTAGACGACAGGTAGCCGAATAATATCGCTATATACGCATAAAATATGATTAGGTAGGCAAAGTAAATATCTAAATACGAATTATAGTAGATGGTTATAGACTCAATAACTATAACGAAAAAACAAGCAACGCCAGTTTCTACCCATTTTTTAGTAAAAAAAGAACACGAAGCCATGAAAATAACAGCTGCTATTTCAACTATTGGCGTTTCTTCAATCATTTTTTAACTACGCGTGACTTTTTCTTTTTGGGCTTAGTCATTTTATACTCCTTTATTGGCATTGACCGCATTAACACCAAAGCAAGCAGATGTAATGACAGTGAATAACGTGGTTATTGGTACAAACAAATCCGTAACGCTCTCAACAGCAAGATCGACGGATCTATATTCAACATTTTCGATAGTGACTAGC